ATGGAAGAATGGAATGATAATCAGCGGGTGTCTATACGGTATGTTTATCAATTCGACCGGGCTTTCTGTGTTCGTTTTCTGGACTATGTCTATATTGAACGGGAAAATTCGCCACGCACACGCAACAATTATTTGGCTTTCCTTCGGTCATTCAGCGCCTTTTTGGTGCAACATCTGTATATCAAAGAAAAACCGACGGATGGGTTGGTCAGTATTGGCAAGGCATTGCTCAAGAAAGAACGCAAGGTTATTGCCGTGGATGATATGCAACGCCTGCATGATTGGCTCCAAGAGAATAACCGCCACTTCCTTTTGGTTTGCTACTTTCTGCACTACATGCTTATCCGTCCGAAGGAGATTGCCAAACTCCGGCTGCGTGATATATCCGTCAGTAAACAGACGGTCTATATTGACGATACAATCTCGAAAAACAAGCGCTCGGCATGTGTCACTATACCCCAGAAAATTATCGAGTTGATGGTCGAACTTGGATATTTTGACGCTCCGGGTACTTACTATATATTTTCCAAGGATTTCAGACCGGGGCCGGAATGGGTAAACGAAAAGACTTACCGCGACTTTTGGAGCCGGAAAATCCGTCCTGCTCTCCGCTTTCCCAAAGAATACAAATTTTATAGTCTGAAGGATACCGGAATTACCGCGATGCTCCGTGCTGGGTATGATACCCTTTCGGTTAAAGAACAGGCGCGGCACTCGTCTTTATTGATGACTGATGTATATACACCGCAGGATATTCGGGATGCAAATCCGCTCTTATTGAACTATCAAGGGGTTTTGTAGCAAAATCCCCACCGATTGTCGGTGGGGATTCGTATGTTCAGGGAAAAAATTTCCCTGAACATCATTTGAAATATTTGTTCTTGAGTGCGACCAGCTTATCCCAATAGGTGACAATCAAGCCGTCCATGTGATAGTGGTATTCCCCGGCATAGTTGGGCACGCCTCCGAGCCGATTTGCCGACCTTTCGGTGTAAAAGTGGTAGTAATTCGCCGCGCGGCAGAAAAGGTTGTGCAGGCCGCTCGGAATCGCGAATACGGGCAACCATAGCCAGCCCCAGCGCCGCGACTGTCGGACGTGGCCGAACTCATGGTCGTAGACCGGTTCCCGGTCGATGTTCCCCGGCGCGATAAAGACGTACCGCCCAAGCGTCATGCCTCCCCGGACATGCTTCGTCGCATAGAACACGGCCCCGCGTTGCTCGGTGATTTTCACGCGGTCGAAACAGAATGCCAAGTACGCAAGGCCGATCAGGTTCTGCGGGAGCTGCCACATGAAGAGTAGTACCGCCCATGTTGTTTTCAGAAATTTCTTCATCGGTTTCGTTTTTTAAGTTCGATATAATCAGTGTATACGATTCGCGTATGCGGGTTCGACGACATGACCTCCTGCCGTATCGCTTTGGTTCCCCAGCGGATGAAGAGGAAGCGCCGCGGCACCCGGTGTACGACCTGCCGGAGGGTATCGATGCTCTCGACGCGGCATGCGACCGAGTCGCGCTTGATCAACCCCTCGACCGTCACCCACGGATCGCGCCAGCGAAATGTCCGCATCGAGTCGATAATGACCGCCCCGGCCGGGGTCTCCCGGACGATGGCTGTGTCCCGGAGCTTCGCCCGCAGCTCTACGACGGTCGCCGTCGCGGTCTTGGCCGTGGATTCTACCCGGCGGAGCTTGATGCCGAGGTCGCGGATGCTCTCGGCATCTGCCGCCCGGAGCCGTTCCAGCTCCGAGACGCGGAGATTCAGCACCATGTTCGACGCAGCGGCCTTGCCTGCCTTTGTCCGGTAGATTTCGACATCGGACATCAGCGCGGTCTGGTTCGACTCCAACCGACGGCGTTCGCGTTTTTCCGAGCGGAGCCGCGCACTCTGCACCCACAACAGGCCGCCCGCTATAATCAGGGCTATGAGCAGGAAGCGTTTCATGCCTTTTCGAGCGTTTTGGAGATTTTGAGAATCAGACCCGCATAATCCGCCGGCTTGGCTGTACAGTAGCCGCAGGCTGCAACCCGGTAGGCGAACTGGTACACGTCGTCCTTGTACGGCATCGCGGGGGCATAGCGTTCGGTCAGCAGAATTCGGGAGTGGTCGGTCAGACACTCCCTGACAGACGTATAATCTCGGAAGGCGCGATCCACGACATATTTGTAGCGCCCGTCCGGCATCCGCGTAATGGAGTGTACTTTGGGGAATCGGTGGCCCTGCTTGTCGTCGTCGAAATACTCGAACGTCCGCACGTATTTCACCGCCCCGCGCCACTTCTTCGTGGCGGTTATGCCGAACAGGTTGTGCCCGATGGCGGACTTCCCCCAGCCAGTTTCGAGCGCGGCCTGCGCGGCCACGAAGAGCGGGTTCAGCCCGGTTTCCTCGCAGGAGGCCGCGATGTCCGGCCAGTAGGTTTTCTTAAATTCTTTCGGTGTCATGATCTTGGTCGCCTTTATAATTTTATATGCCGCGGTCTTCCTATTCGTCCTTTTACATTGATCACGAGCGCCTCGCGGCCACCAGCTGCCGAGATAATTTTCGCTCCTTTTACAATATCCGGGATATTGATTGCCGAGCCGACCTGATAGCCGTCGCACATCAGGAGATAAGTGGCGGCAAAACCGTCTTCTGTTTCCACTTTCTCAAGGGTGTAATTTGCTTTCATGGTAGTATGGTGTTTGAGTGGTTTTTACTCTTCGTCGTAAATATCCGGGTTCGGCATGAATTCGGGGCCGGGGGCTTGCTCGCTTCTGGCCGGGCCGCGGGGGCTGCCGGACTGCCGACCTGCCCTCTCCATGTACTCCAGCACCGCGGCCACGATGCCCTGCGTCTCCCGGTTCTTCAACGCCGAACCCAGCGCGGCCGCCGCATCCGCAATCTTGGCCTTTTCTTTATCCTCGGACTTCTCATATACGCTTTTCAGCTCGATGAAGCCGATGAACATGGCCCCCAATACCGTCAGAATCGGAATCAGCGGCAGGCGGCTCCCGGTCTGCTCGTTGATCTGCCATACGGTCAGCATCTGCACCGCGTCGATGGCCGTTACCACGAAAATCAGGTTGAAATACTTGGCGATCTTCTCGACGGTCTTGCGGTAGCCGAGCGATGAGCGCAGCTCCCCGCGTTTGCGGGCTTTCCGGATGCCTGCCCATAGGTCGAGGAAAATCACGAACAGTACGAGCAGGTAAACAATCGTGAGAATGATGAGCTGCGGACGTATCGCCGCGAAAATATGGTCTATCATAGTTCAGAAATTTCAAAAAAAGTGACGAGTAAGGTTAAGTAAATCCCCAGTGAATGAGTCATAATACAACCATCTCCCGCAAAGGAATATTTGTTATCGGTCACACCCCGTCAAAAAAGTTATACATGTACTATCGTTGCTGTTTCATCGTAGTTTCGGGCTATTACTCTGAAATAGGCGCGTGCCCCCTCGGTTCGGTATTGAGGATTACCCGTAAACAATACAACTCCACCGTAAAATGAAACCTGCATTCTGCGCTTTCCGGAAGGCTCCAGCTTTCCGCCGCGGTCGCCTATATTGGTGCCGCGATGCAGCTCGAATTTCCCCCCCCCCCCACGAAAACGGGGTCGGCAATGCGCACGACCCACCTTTCCAAGAGGTCTGCAACGGAAATTATCGGCATCCAGCCCGCGGCGTTTACCTTCGTTGCGTCGAACGGTACGGGATTGATCCGTACTGACGTCCAGTTTACCTCATCCCGCGAGAAGGAGTCCTGTACGAGCTTGAACCCCGCATTCAGAGGACGGTTTTGTGTCTGCCCGGTTTGAGGATTCCGGCGGTATCGCTTCTTCGCGTTTTTGTAGTGCAGGATGCCCACGAAACATTGCTTCAGAATCGGATTTTTCAAGTCCGTGGCAGGCTTTACGCAGAGCATTCCGCCCTGTACTTTCCACGTAACCGCCGGGACGGCTTCGGCATTCATGGGATAGGGTAATTCCGTCCACTTATTCACTCCGTCCCCGATCTTATGACGACCCGTGTCTGATTCGTAGACGACCTCGCCATCGAGTAGTAAGGGATTGGCCGCTTTGAGCGCCGCTGCCGTATATTTCGGGTGTTGTATTCTTCCAATCATAATTGCATCTGCTTTTCTGCCTGCGTCTTGCATTGCTCCGCGTATTCGAAGTATGCTGCGAACTCGTCCGGCTTGGTGTCGCGCTGGCGGAGAATCGCCAGTTCATCGGCGATCGAGTACTGCTCGCGGATCAGCGTCTGCACTCGTTCCTCATAGGTCATAACCGGGGATGTTTCGACACATTCTGTCAGAACGGGGCGGCCTTGCTCGTCCTCGGTTATCATCTTACCAGCATTCTGCCCGTCGATCAGTTCCTCGAACCTCTCGTTGGTGATCTCTATGGCTCCCTCGATGGGGGTTTCGTAAAATCCTTGCTTCCAGTATTTCATAGCTTCCTGTATTTTATTTCCAGCGTCCGATCACCAGCCAATGGACGGTTTCGGTAGAGGATGCGAGACCTCCGTTCTTGTCGGTGAGGTTCGCCCAGCGCGATTGGTAGCGTAAATATTGGGCGGTCAGTTCCACATACGACGCGGCTGTGATAACGTTGCCGTTGCCGTAATAAGCCGTCAGAAAGCATCCGAACGGCTTTGCGATGAATGCAGGACTGAAATAGTACTGATACGCCCCGCCGGGGGATATCCCCCATTGAAACATCAGCCCGTCCGGTGCTTTGTAGTAACCGTTGGATGAGAGCGCTTTTGTCAGCGTTACGTTCGACAGGTCTTTGGCGGCCTTATCGCCCCACGTCTTTTTCTCGCTGTCGGTCACGAAACGGTGCGTTGCGTCCGTAGTGATCTGTGAAGCGTGAATACTGCCTGCCATTTCACCATCCGACTCGTAGGGGAGAGACTTCCATGCGGTAACACCGTCGCCGATTTTCCGCCTGCGTGTGTCGGATTCGTACACGACTTCGCCTTTGAGAAGCACCGGATTTGCGGCGGCCAGTGCGGCCGCCGTAAACATCGGGAATTGAACCCGCCCGGTTATCTTTTCAGTAGCTGCCATAGCGTCAGTTCATTCCGGGGATGGTACACTGAATGACGAACGTACTCGCCTTGAACTCGTCGATGGCCGCTTTTGCCGCTGCCTCTCCGGCACCCTTCGGGTCGTAAAAGTTGTCGTATGACTTCTTCAAGTCGGCCGCCAGTTTCAACGACAGCACGGAGTAGTTGAGCTTGATTACGTTCGACTCCGTCACTTGGATATACTGGTCGTCGCCCGTGTAGACATCGACGAGATCCTGCACGGGCAGGTACTGCGGGGTGTTGTTGTTCTGGAAGAGGAACTCGATGTACTTGTCGCCGACCTTGGCCCCGGAGTAAGGCGAATTGGCCGTCACCACGGTCTTGATGGATGATCCGCGCAGCACCTGATCGAGCGGGATGTTGATCGGCACGCCGATACGGCTGCCGTTCCGCGTGAGGTAGTAGGTCGCGGCGAACCCGCTAACCGTCGGAGCTTTCTCCGTGCTGTATTCGGGCAGGGCATCTTCCATGACGATACGCCCGGTGTAAGGGACTGCCGCCGTCGTCACGGTGCCGTCGGACTTGAACGTGATGGAAGCAGTAGCGAGGAATACCGTGCGACCGCTGTCGTCCGAGGCCATGCGGATAGTATCGATCAATCCGGTAACGGCCGATGCGGAAACCTCGGTGATGGAAACGAAACCGCTTATAGAATCTTCGATCTCCTGCACGGTGACATTTTGTGCGACCACAACGCATTTTTTATTCGCATTGATCGCCGCGACGATGTTTTTTGCGACTTGTCCCTGCGGGTTGAGTCCTCCGGTCGGCGGGTTCAGGTAGCCTTCGTAGTTGAATGTAAACACGTCCGCTTTCTCATTCCACCCTGTTTTTTCGGCATCGGTCACGAGCCGATGCGTTGCGTCGGCCGTGAGCTGGGCAAGAGAGGTGACATTGCCCCAGCCGAGCGCCGACCATGTCTTCGTGCCGTCGCCGACCTTGTATTTCAGTGGCGAACTACCCCGGATAAGTCCGTACTCGCCGTCGAGCAGGACGGGATTCGCTGCCGTCCATTCGGCTTCGGTGCCCGTTACGAATTTGATGCGGGATTTGAGCAGGATTTCCTGCAATACCGCTAAAGTTTGATTTTCTGCCATGATATTGTGTATTTAACTGTTGCTCTTCAGGTCGGCCGGGCTGTATCCGCCGAGGATCAGGCGGTCGTTTTTTTTGATGTAGTCGCCCGCGGATGCCACTGCGGGGAATCTATCGTATCGTTTCCTTGTTACAACGCCGTCGGTTCTATTTACCAGATAGTAGATTTGGTAAATTTTGATTGTTCCGTCTTCCTCCGATGTTTCGAATATTCCTGTAAATAATTGATAGCCCCCGTCTGCTTTTTGAACTTGAATAATAGATTGTTGGGGGAGTTCCGCCCTTTCTTTTATGTAGATATTCGCCGTAATGCCTTTTTCGAGCTTTTCCATAATCTTGAGGCAGGTGGCAGGATATGCAGAACTCGTGAGGTCGATAATATCGTATGAGGCATTGATTATCGTGGCAATTATCGCCTCTCCGTAGGCTGTCTGCTTAAAATTGTCTGATGGGCCAAACCAAAGGAATAGCCCTGTTTTGGCGGGGAAGCATATGCTTTTTATCTGATTTAAAAAATTATCATCGGGGATTGTCAAGGTGAGTTCCCGGCGAAGCTCTCCTTTGCACATGCGCCTGCGCGATAACGGGATGAATACTTCGAGCGAGTATTCATCAACCTGACGGCAGTCTTTGTAAACTCCGTCAATGCGGGACGCTTTGAAGTGGGTTGCTCCATCTGTAAAATAGTCGATGGTGAAATCGATTCCCGCGTCCGGAATTGCCGCTTTTACAAGAGTACCGTCACTTTGCCGTTCATAGAATGTTTCTATGTAGGTAAGGTCGGTAAGTATGTTCCAGCGTCTATACGATGTCATGGTTCTTGTTTTATGCAAAAATATTTGATTGCTGTCGCTGCGGAAAGGACAACTTTATTCCCGCCGTATTGATGGAATTTGCCAGAAATCGGTCGGGAGTTCAGGTTCCGGAAGTTCTGCCCGGTCATAATAATTGGCTTCATCTTTTTCTGACAAATGGTATTTGAAGGTGTAGCTGTTTAGGGCGGCCTCTTTGTGTTTGACTTCGTACTCCGTGACGATTATTTGTTTCCACTCCCCGTCTGCGTATAGGTAGCGATTGCTGGAGTGCAGAAACTCCTGCCATTGCCGGGCTATGCTGCTCGAACTGATGTAACCTGTGTTTTGCTGCCAGATTGATGTGTAATCGTTGCTTAATTCCGCTTCGCGGCCTTGATTGATGAACGTGTCGACCTCGCCTTCTGGAAGTAATGTCGAAAGTCCGGATGCGATTATCGTGTCGAATCCGCCGAGCGAGTTTTGGAATAAGAAACAGCGGTCTCGAAAGTTGCCCGACCGCAAAATATATCGCTGGGCGAAAGGGTAGTTCTTTGCACCTGCCGTATCGGGTTCAGAGACGGAGTTCGCTCCCAATCCGTAGATGTCGTATGCAATCGGTGTCAGTTCTTCCGAAACGCAGATATTACGCCAGAGTAGCTCGAACGAAACGTTGATCCGGACGATGCCTTCTTCGGATGCTGTGAAAATGTCCTGTGTGCGCTCGATTCCTTCGGCTGTATATAGGCGCGACTTGATTCGCAGAAATTGTGGATCTCGATTGAGTTTTACCACCGATAACCATTGCGGTTGCCATGCCGGCATGGTGACGATTTGCCCTTGCCAAGTCAGAAAGTTTCTGGCCCACCAATCCAGCCCTACTTTGCGAGGAGCTGCAACCCCGCCGGCAATGACCTGAAAACGATATGTTTTGGTTGTCGCCGTGTCGGTCAGCGTTATATACAAATATGTAAAGTCGGTAACGCCGGTTTGTCGTGGAAATTCACATTCCAGCAGGGTATGGACGATGTCCCGCAGGTTGATCGTTATCAAACTCTCTGCATCGTAATAAAGCGTCAGTTTGTCACATATAGTTGCATCATCAAGTCTTACTGTCATGTAAACACAAGTCAGGCTTGAATTTTTGTTCCTGATGATCATTTTCCCCAAATTCTCAGAAAACTGACAAATTTCGGGCTTCTCGATTATTTCGAAGGTATCTACCATTGGCTCGGCTTCTATTCTCGGACAAAAATATCTACATGACGCGCGGACTGAAAGGACATTACACTTCGACCAACTCCGCATTCGAGTGAAGGATATCGTGAGTGGTATTACCGGTTATTTCAAGGGTTTTTATCAAATAACGCACGTTGAAGACCAACACTTTGACCCAGAGGCGTAGGTTTGCAATATCTGATGCGGTCAGGTTGAGATCGACTTTAAGCATTTCTTTGTCCCGTGCCAGCCACTCCGCGTAGGGTTTATGGAATCTGTTGTACAAACCATTTTCCCCTCCAATTGCAAGGGAGTACTCGCTTCGGTCTTCGCTGCCAGCAGAAAGATCGGGAATACCGCCCTCGAAATAATATCCTTTATCCGAAAAATTATTTTTGATCAGCAAGCCGATATACACTTCTGACGGGCGATTGCCGCCTGCGGTGGGAAAATCTACAATAGGAGTTATGGCGTTCAGTCCAATTGCTTCTTCGATCGATCCGTCAGCATGTATTTGCTTTGACGGGTATACGGCCAAAGGAACGCATTTCGGACATGTGAAGTCGATCGAACAGTCGTAGTTCTGATCTTCCGAGTCGGCAGCCGGTTCCATTTTCGTAAACCCGGCTTGATGTACGATATCCAGAGTGGCTATTGGTGTCGTATATTTGTTCCATGCGGCACCGCGTCCTGAATAATAGAGCAGAGCGTCGATTTTCTTACCTGAATAGATATCCCCGGTTTGGGCCAGTCTGATATTTTTATAGTCGGGAGACACCCTGTATTTGTTGATGATGTCCTGCAGAGAATAGCTTTCGATAATCTCATCAGTTGGCTCTTGGCCCAAATCCTCTTCGTAGGACTTGGTGTAGTTGTCATCCTCGTTACGGAATGCGAGGGTATAGCCTTTCTTTTCATAGGCGGGGAGCGAATAATTGTCGCTGACTTTGGCCGTCCAGTCTACAAATTTATTGCTTGCGAGAATCGACTTGTTACTCATCAGGAAATACTTTTTCCCGGAAAAAAACAACGTGCAGCAAGGTATTTTGAGTAGACTGATAAGAAAATCGCTCAAGTCCATGTCCGGCATCGAGTCGGCAAGATCGAGCGTACATTGGGTAGGATATAACCCCGGCCGGGCACCGGGCGATGTATCTTTTACCCCGTATCGGTTGTCGTATTCGGAACTTTTGTAAAGTCCGAGGATCGCTAACATATTGAGGAGTTTTTCGAGTTCCGGTTCCCCCAGCTCTAACTCCGGAAGGATTTTATCGAGGATATAACGTACTTTGATCGCTGGGACAACATAAGGCCGGGTGGTGTAAAGCCAGTTCGCATATTTATCGACCGTTGAGCATTCTGCTTTCGTCGGCCCCGACGTCACATACTCGATCGAGGCGCTCATTGCCTTGCGCATAATCTGGGGCAGGCCGAACTCGTCATATAGTCCTTTACGGGCGTTTTCTACCATCGTCGAGAATTTGATGTCCTCAAATCCGGAGAATGGGATGTCGGTCAGCTTTCCTGTGACGATGTGGTCGAATTCAGCCCCGACGAATGAGTATTGTAAGGACTTATCGGAGTAGTCGTCATATTTCAGTTCACCCTGAAATGCGACTATGCCATTGAATAACGCCTCGCAGGCGGCAGTCTTGCGTGACGGCCGCCGCCGGATGCCGGGTGTGAATCCGAAAAATTTGCAGTTTTTCGGCGACAGTTTGAATTCAACATTCGTGGAAACGGCCACTGGCACCCTGTCATCTTCAAAGATTGGATTGTCCAGTGTAAATGTCACATCCTGATCAGGCTGTACATCGAGGATTATGCCCTCGGATCGGAATTGTATCATCGTTTTTTACCTCCAATTTGCCCACGTTCCCGCGTGCGGTTGTACTCTTTCATTTTCGCAACGATTCCGTTCTCGCCCAGCATTGTCACGTAGGCAAGAATCGGATTCTTCAGCACGTCGCATAGACGATCGACGGCCGCGATGAATTTGCCGGCCGTGCCTGCGTCCAAAGAGGAAAGCCCCGTGTCTGTTGTGTCGAATGACGGGATATCTCCTGTTGGGCCACCGGATACGAATCCGGGTACCGGTGTATTTTGCCGGTATACGGCATTGAAATCGAAGCTGCCGAGTGTCCCCTGTCGGCGGGCCGCTTCGATCGTGTTCAGTACGGGAATCAACGAGGGGTTATCCATTGCGGCCGCTGGAACGACATACTCCTTCCCGTTTTCCGATACCAGCACCGTCGGCGATGAGATGAAGCCTCGTTTATCCGGAGAATAACGGGCGTTGAATTTTTTGCCGTCCTGCATCCGCTCGATGACCTGACCACCCTCTTCGGCACCGGTCGTTATTGGGGTTGATGCAATCATAGCGATTTGTGCAGCACCCATTGCAGCGGTAATTGCAGCCATAATATAACCAGCAGGCGGGCCTATTGATAAAGCCGCCGTAACGCCCAATGCCGTATTTATAATCGCCTTAGTAAGGCTCATGGCCTTTTGTCGTTTTGCCTGCTTGAGCTGTAATTCCTCTTGTTTGGCTTCGAGATCTGCAGCCATTCGATCCTCCTCTGCTTGGGCTTGCTCTTCGGTCATCAGTCCGGCTTTGACGCGCTTCTCGTTGGCTTTTTTCTTCTTATCCTGATTTTTCTGATATTTCTTTAATTCAGCGTTTTCCTTTTTGGTCATCATATTGTCGTAGGTAGTATATACCTGCAGCGCCATTTCTGTAGCTGCACAAATCGCTGTCATGGCGGCATGTATTGCATACAATTGATCTTCTGTTGATCTTGCCTTACCTTCAATTACATCGAAGAATTTTTCCCAGTCATCTTTAGATAAACCCATAATTATTGGGTTGTCAGTAGCGAATGAAAATGTCTTTTCCTGTTCGGTATTGATGGTTTTCATTAAGGCCAAGAAAGCCGCTTTGATATCCGCGAAGCGGTTGACGAGCTTTTGTTTCTCTTGCTCCGAAAGGATTTTCGTGTCAAGCTGGATGCCGTCGAACATTCCGGACTCGATGAGCGTTTTTAATTGAGCAGAGAGTTGAGTCAGGTGTTCGAGTTCCAACCGGGACTCTTCTTCCGCTTGGGCCTTCCGTAGCTGTTTACGTTCTGCGGCCGTGCCTTGGAAGTCGATAAGTTCCTGCTTGTGGCGATTCTTGAGTAGTTTCTTTTGTAGCTCATGGGTTTCCTCTTCCCTTTTCAGCCGATCGTCGATCTCGTCGAGCCGAATTTTGGTGATGTTGCGCTGGTGTGCTTTCTCCAGAGCCTCCAGTGCCGCGGCGTTGCCTGCGTACTTCTTTTTCTTCTGTTCGTAGTCGGCGTTCTCCTGCTTGATCCTGTCGGTTTCCGACTGCTGGAGAAGTTTGTTTATCTCCTCTTCTTTGGCTGCGGCCGCCTTCTTCTGTTCAAGTCGTTTGTCGGCGAGTTGGTTCTGGATTTTGAGCCGCGCTTCACCGTCATCGACATTTTTCGCAAGGCGCTTCTCCAGCGCTGCGATTTCCAGTTTCAGCAGCTCCTCGTTGAATTGGGACGCGGATACGATTTCTCCGTTCTGATATTTCTCCTTGAGCCTCAGCTTCGCAGTCAGGAACTCTTTGTCTTTTTCGAGCGACCACTTGCCCGGATCGTCCGGGTCGGTGGGCGTTGTGTTCGTGGTCGTGGAATCCTCTGTCTTGAGAGGTGTTTCGACCTTGCCGTAAATGGTGTCCAGCATCGAGAGGGCCTGCTGCCCTTCGCTCACGGTATTGCTTAATTCTGTGGTGATTTTTCGTATTGCAGTATACCGGCCGTGAGGATTCCACCTCGAACCGGTGAAGTTCATTCCCAGATTCTGCAGTTCCTTGTTAAGGTCGTAAACTGCCTGACGTTGTTTTGCAGAATCGTCTCCGGCCGCTTTTATCTTACCCGTGAAATCGACAACTGCGGCGGCGATCAATCTCTGCTTATCGGCGGTGAGCGACGATTCGTCGCCCCATTCTTTATACTTGGTCGTGATTTCGGCGATCGCCTTTTTCATGGCTGTCATCTCATCTCCGGCGATGCGTTCCGCTTCCTGCTGCCGGAATTTGAGCTTGATGTTCTTTTCCAATTCGGTGTTTACCGACTGAAGCGCGATGGCGATATCCTCGTTGGTGCTTTTCTCGGTGAGCAGCTTCGGAAGGTACTTGCCGTACCTCTCGTTGATGATCATGATCGCTTCGGCCCGTTCGCGGCTCCCGGAGGCTGCGCGGGTCGCTGCGTCCTGCAATTCGTTGAGCTTCCGTTTCTCGTTGTCGATTTCGACCGCGGCTTCGGCGGCCATGTTCCTGACCTGCTCGTGGGTTTTGAAAATCTTGTCGCTGAACAGAGTTACCGCACCGATGGCGACTGAAATTGCTGTCGCAATCCAACCCCACGGCCCGGCCTTGACGACGCTGTTGAATACCTGTGTTACCAGCGTTGCCTGCTTCGTAATGGCGATATACGCAATATGAGCTGCTCGGTAAATCACCATCGCCTTGTGTGCAGCAAACATTATGGTTTTGTAGGCTGCGACGGCCGCAACGAT